ACTGATTCTTCCCAGTCTTCTCGACGGCCTTGATTTGGGAGGAAACGAGAGTAGCGTGACTTTGCAATAAATTGTTGGTATAGATCCATATTAATCCCAGTCCACTTCCTTTAGTAGTATTTCAATCTTCTGTTCAATGATGTCAGAGAACCTATCTACTAGATCCTCTGACGTAATCCCAAGCATCTCTACCAGCGTTAGCTCGTCTATCTGCTTGAGCCTATCTGATACATCCTGAAACGTGAGGGACATATATTATACTAGGATTTGTAGTACTTGTCAACGACTTTGTCATAGTTCTCGATAACAAAGTCTAGGTAGTGGCGAGCCTTCTCGAGATCCTCCTTACCCTTCTTGAGGTTATGTCGCTGTACATACTTCAGTACGTTAGCCAGCCAAGGATCAAGTCCCCAGTCTAGAACTACCCGCCAAGGCTGCATCTCTACACCTTTGTAGTGATCACCACCTACCTGTTGTGTCCATGCGTTAGTCATCTTCTCGAACTCTTCAAACGTCATCTCTGTAAACTTACCCATATTTCTTCCTCAAGTATTTAAGACTAACCGGCATCTCGTCAAACTGTCCATCTTCTACCTCATGTAGCATCCAGATACCACGCCAGTAGTTGTTACCCTGTGCACCCAGATAATCTTCATCATGTAGGTAGCAGCACCCTGAGAACAGGCCAGTGATCTGCCGACCATCAGCACGATTAGCGTAAGCAATCTGCCTGCCTTGCACATGCCCCATAACTGCTGACATGTGGCGCTTGTTAAGCAGTGCGGCTGCCGATGTTACTGGCCTGCCCATCACCCCGCTGGTAAAGAAATGACAATATACCACGCCGTCAATAACAACAGGAGTAAGGTAATCAAACACCTCCCAACCTGCTTCTCTATATCCGAGATCATCGAGACCAATAGTGCCGTCGAGTTTAGGATCGCTTTCGACTGCTCGGACAATTCGTTCCTCGTGGTTGCCAAGCGTGAGAACCATTCGGGGTCTATATTGTTTTTGCTTTGTTCGTCGTTGGTGCTCATTCAATTCCTTCAGTGGTGCTAGCAACTTCTCCATTGCGTAGTGAGTTACCTCGATGTCGTGCTTATACCTACGCCCCTCGAAAGACTTCTTACCTACATCGTAGGATGAGAGGCTAGGCATGTCAGCAAAGTCACCAATGTTGATGATGACATCAGGCTGCTTGTCTGCGATGTACTGCCCTACCCACGATAGATAGGATAGGTCCACACCTGGCTTAACCTGGCAGTCAGGAATTACTAGATGTGTTGTCATCTTCATCCTCTTCAAATGTAAACTTATGTAGTTCATTAAAGCGCTGATGCACAGTATTGAACTCTACTTGATCAGAGATGTCGTACCCGTAGACAGCAGACAAGAACTTGAGAAACTTTTCAAGTACTTCATCCCAGGTTGTAGCATCTGCTTTACTGAACTCAAACTTAATTACATCGTTGTCACAATCAATGTGTTCAAACTTGTACTGAACTTTGTAATTATCCATTCTGTTTCTCCATAATGTTTAAGAAGTATACTGCGTCTACTACCACAAGTGGTTTACTTCTGTTCTGTTTGATGAACACTACTGGTTCGCCTCTACCTTTAGCGTTCTCTACTGCTTGTTCGTAGTAACCATAGACAGCCATCTTGTCTCGAGACTTACATTCTATTGAGACAGGGAATGCTTCCCTTGCACGAGGGCTAAGTAGCACATCCTCACCTCCTGCACCCATCGAAGTAGAGCGTACATCATCTGGCTCTAAGCGGAATACAGCTATGATTTGGTCTCTGACCCACTGCTGGAAGCTTCTTCCTTTTGCTTTTGCGCTGCTTGGTTTCAAATTTAATCACTTTCCTTTCTTTGATCCACGCCTTTGGAATCGTTATCCTACAGTTGTGCATAGGAGGACTGATAGTAGAAGCAATGACAATAGACTCGTCTGTTTCTTTGACAAGGAAACCAACAGTTGTAACATCCGCAAGCTTGCCATCAGTGTCCTGCTCCCATGATCCATCTACGTGGGCATCGACCCAACGAACTATAACGATGGAGGAGTCCATAACTCTCCTTCCTTTCGCCTGATCCACAGAAGCTGGCCCATCTCAGTCAACCTAGCCAAGTCATTGTCGTAGGCTTTGAGTACGGTTTGGAACAACTCACTCTCCGTAGCTGCTTCACCGAGAATCTTTTCTGCTTTCTTTGGACCGATACCTTTAAGCCCTGGGATGTTGTCAACCCTATCACCTGTGAGTACTTGGGTATAGAACCATCTGAGTGTGTCGCATTCATCGACATGATACCTGATTCCTTTGATAAAGTTATAGTGCCAGCCTCTGATCATATCTAAGTCTTTGTCGATAGTCATGATTAGATAACTATCTTCTTCTGACTTGTAAGCCTCGATGCCTATAGCGTCATCGGCTTCCTGCCCATCAATCATCTCAAAGCCCCAGGACAGGGTAAGGTACTCACGTAGTAGATCGTAATGCTCAGGCTTAGCCGCAACTCTGTTGCCCTTGTACGGGGCTTCCTTGGCTATCTCTTTGCGGTAGTTGTTGGAGCCAGTGAGGTATCCTTGGTAGTCCCCTACATCTTGGATCATCACCAGCTCTTCAACAAACTCAGCCATTCGAGAGATAGCTACACCCTTGGTCTCGCCCTCAGCAGCAAAGCCAATACGATACACAAGGATGTCGCCATCAATCAAGGCTTTCATTACAGTACGTCATCCCCGATAGGGTCAGCGTTAGCGTACTCGATGAGGTCAGTCACGATCAGCTTGTTGATACCTACACCAAGTCCATACTGCTTAGCGAACTTGTGATCATAGAAGTTCACAATCGCTACACCTTTGGAACCATTGCCAACCTTAGCCTCGATGGGCTTACCTTCCTTATCTACTGCAGTGATGGGGTACTTGGTTGACTTGGCAGTGATGAAGAAACCTTTGTCTTCTTTGTTACGAACCTTTACTCCAGCGTCCTCAAGGGCTTTAATTGCACTCTTGCTGAGATTGCAAAGGTCTACCTGATACTTGCCTGACATCTGGTTAGGCGTATCAAGGAATGCCCACATGAGTTCTGCTTCAATCTTAAGAGGTTTAGTTTGTTGCATAGTGTTCTCCTGAACAGTAAAGTAATATTATACTACGATTAATGAAGCTTGTCAACTGACTCTACGTCACCATCTACTGCTGACAGTAACATCTCATACACTACCTCGACTACAGCCAGTGCTTCTTCTACATCTACTTCTGTGCGTACATCAATCTGATCTCCTACCCTGCCAATAACAATGACGTCTTCAACAGTATTTAACCATTCCTTCATGTCCATCAGTGGGTATCCTTCCATGTCTTTCCGACTCGGTATTCCCCAGTGAGAGGACAACGCAAGTCTAGTTCAATGCCTGCTTGTTTGATTGCATCTACACCTAGCTGACCTACTAGCTCAGCGTCCTTCTCATCTACCTCGATCTGCCACTCATCATGTACGTTGGCTACGAACTGAGCATTGATACGATTGCTCTTGATTGATTCATCTAGCAAGACCAAAGCCTTCTTCATTACAATCGCACCAGCACCCTGGAGTAGCGTGTTAAGTGCTGCGTGTGGGGAACGAACTTGTAGTTTCCTCCCATCCAGACCTGGTAAGTAGCCCTTTTCTGCCATCTTTTCAACTGTTGATCTGAGCGCTTTGAGCGCGGGAGTGTTACTAAGGAATGAATGAATGAGCCTCCTGCCGTCTTCTGCACCACCTCCCACAATGCTCCCGATCTTGGCAGGTCCAGCCCCGTAGAGAAAAGCATAGATGAAAGTTTTCGCTTGCGGGCGAGTTGGAAGACCCGCTGCCGTTTGGTTCTTGGTATGTACATCACCTTCACAGACTTCTTTAACATAACCAGCATCCTTCATATAGTGAGCTAGCATGCGTAGCTCTAGTCCACTGGCATCAATACCTACCAGCATCTTACCCTCTGGTGTAGTCCAGCAAGACCTACAGTCCTCACCATAAGGGCTACTGCTGCTTGGGATCTGCGCCATGTTAGGGCTATGGTGTGTCATCCTACCTGTCACGGCTCCGTTTGATATGACCTTACCACGAACCCTACCATCTGGCTTAACTGCATCCAGCCAGGACTCTACCTGAGCTACTCGTTTCTGAATCAATAGATAGTTAGCTATCTCCTTTGCCTCTGGTATATCAAGACCAGCAAGTACAGATTCGTCTACTATCACCTGACCCTTCTCTGTGTGCTTCTCTGGCTTCCAACCTAGTGACATCAGCCTAGCTGCTATCTGCTGACGAGAGCCTGGGTTGAACTCTTCTACCTTGTCCTTAAGCTTCTTGCCTGTCTTCTCGGAGACTCGCTCTGTCACAATGGGAGGGAAGATCTTTTGCATCCTCTCCTCGATAGCTGACAGCTCTGCCTTCCACTCAGACAATAGCATCGTGCATTTGACTTGGTCAAGTAGGAACCCATGCTTTTCCTGTCTTGCTATGACTGCTGCTACTTTGTGCTCTAGCTCTGTTGAATCACCAAAGCTGGCTAGCCCACGCGAGAGTAGCTTGTACAACTCTACTGTAACTTGTGTATCTCGTATACAGTAGTCAATCATTTCTTGCGATAAGCCTTCGTCGAACTTGTCGAAGTCTCCCTTATGTTTGCCCAGTCTCTTTCCCCACGCCTCGAGACTGTGTCCTCCCTCGAGTGTTGGTTGTAGTAGTCTCGACATCACCAGTGTATCTAATGTTTGGCTCAAACGAATCTTCGTATTCCACAGCCGATTCAAGATCGGTGCATCGAACGAAATGATGTTGTGTCCAACGAACCTGTCGCTTTGTCTTAGATACTTTCTCAAACTTTCTGCTTCCGTCCATACTCTCACTTCACATGTATCTACATCGTTAGTAACAGCACACCAGATGGTGTCATGTGCTAGGTTAGTTTCAATATCTATTACTAAAGTTCTAGAGTGGTTCATCGAATCTCTCTGTCATTCTGCCGGTGTCCTTACTATAATACAACGAACATGCTGGTCCTGTCAAGCCAGAGAAACGATTCTTCAAGATACGAACCTTAGTAGTGTGCCGCTCCATGACATCATCTGCCTGACCATTTCGCTCTAAGCCAATCACTAGATCAGATAGCTGACCAATGGAGCCAGATCCTCGAAGCTGAGACAGGCTAGTAGCTGCTCCTTCCTCGTGACCCTTGGTATCAGGGCGCTTGAGATGTGAGACAGCGAACAAGCATATTCCAGTTTCTTGCACGATCATTCTAAGTTTTGTCATGATCTCATCAAGAGCCTTGCGCTCATCGCCATTCTCTTGGGACGACACCACAATTGATACGTGATCCAAGAAAATGAACTTACAGTTAAGAGCCTTAGCCATGAAGCGAACCCGACTAACAATGTTGTCGATACCAGTAGAACCAAAGTGATCGAAAAGATACAGGCGATCAGTGCCAAGGGTGTCAGCAAAAGCTGCAGCAAGCTCATCGTCAGTGGCCTCCGTATCCGGTAGATGCAATGGTTTGTTAGCAGACAGTGACATCAGACTCTTAGCTGTCTTCTTGACTGATTCCTCGAGGAACATCAGCCCAATGTTATCGCTACTGTTCTTCAGGATATGGTACACAATCTCTCGCAGGAACTGGGATTTACCTAGACC